AAACTTTTACCATTTTTAATAGTTGCAATAAGTTTTTGTCCAAAATGATCTAATGACCATGATGCTGGATCAAGAATAACATTTGATGTTCCTGAAGCTTCTCCCCATTCTCCAGAACCCCATGTATCTGTACCCCAACCGTAACCATAAGTTTGATTTACAGGTCCTGGTTTAATGTATGGATTAACGGTTGCTGATCCACTAGCAGATGTTGTTGCTGTTGCAGCAGATGCCATGGTTACTGTGAAGGTATCTGCATCTGGTACTGATATAACTTCAAATGTATTTGTTTCAAAATCATCAGCTACATAACCTGCACCAACTGGAGGGGTCACTGATGTGAATGTAAATAAGTCTCCTGCTAATAAACCATGGCTTGTTTTATTAACGGTTACAGTTGCAGAAGTATCAGTTGTATCAAATGTACAACTAGTTAATGCTGTATTTAAAGGTGTAATATCATAGAAAGCACCTTCATAATAAATTATTAATGCCTTGTGTGTACCTATTGCTGCATATCTTCGACCATCTAGATCAGCCCAAACAAGTTGCTCTCTTGCAGCGCCTACTAATGTTTGATCTGTGATTTGTTGCCATCCACCTATTTTTTCAGGTAAACTATATCTAAATCTAACAAAATCCCCATCAGTCCACTGTCCTTCAGCTCCTGTTGGTGTTACTTGTTTATTAAATCCTGGTCTAATCTGTACGTTTGTTAAAGGCATATCGTATTATACCTTAAAACACCTTGTATTTAAAGTTAATGCTTTATTTAGTTTTAATATCAGTATAATCGAATGTTTGAACTTTTTCCAATTCTGGATTTTTTTTAATAATAGCAAGATGAGATTCCGCTACTATTCTTGATAAACCATTAATAAAGTGTTTTGCGTTTAAAGGATCAAATTCTACACACCCTTTTTTATTGATAGTTTTTATATCATTTTCATTAAAGAGTATTTTGTAATTGTCTTCATTAAATTCAAATTTCATATTTTTTCCACTCCTAATCCTTTTCTTTGATCATAAATTAAATCTTTATATTTACCATCTTTTTCTACATAGTGTAGAAATATTTGAAAAGCATAATCACCATCATATTCTTCTCTCCAATGTTTGTATTTAGCGCCTTGATATAAAATACCATCTCCAGGTTTAATTATAATTTCTTTACCATCAACAAATAAAGGCCAGGTTTTATCTTGTGCTACAGTTATACTTACAGTATATTCACATTCTTCTCTATCAGTGTGGGAAGCCAAATTAGAATACATCGTATATAATCTCCAGAACGTATAAGTTGGTAATAATTTTTTATTTAATTTTTCTTCAATTATTTTTTGTTTTATAAGTAAAAGTCCATCAGTTGTTGGAGATCCGTATTGGTAAGTCTCTCCTAATTTTGTTTGTTTTTCATCAAACCATCTTACATTGTTTCTATGAATAAGTTGTGCGTAATTCCATAACAAGTCTATCTCTTCTTTTGATAAAAGATTTTCTATATAAATATATTTATTTAAATTATCCATGATACTAAAACAAATCGTGTTCCTTTTTTTACAGGTTCTGCTGCATGAGGAAATAAATAATTGCTTGGCCATACAACTATTTTTCCTACCCCTGGTTTAACTTCAAGTATTTTATCTTTATGATTTGGTTCATAAAAAACTAAATTACCTCCTTCATAATCATTATTTAAAAAAACAATAACTGAAAATTCTCTAGGAGCTTGCAAAGGAGCGTTATCAAAATGAGGTTTATAAAAACCTCCTTCTGTATATTTTAATATAGTTAATTCTTGAATACGTTTTAAATTAATTAAAATTTCTTTCTCTTTACAAAATTTCAAAACAGTATTTTTAATTTTATAACAAATAAAATTAAACCAATGAGCTTCAGTAAAACTTTTTTCAGAAGATAAACCATAGTTTTGAGCAGTGCGTATATCTTTATTGACACGAATATCATTTTTATTTCCAATAACACCTGCATCTTCAAATTTAGTATCTTTAAATGTTCTTAAAAATGCAGATACTTGTAATGGAGATAAAAAATTATCATATACACTTATAAAGTTTTTTAATTCCATGATTTTTTTATCCATTTAAATTTTTCATAAAACTTCATTAGTTTTTGTGCTAAACTAAAATTGTTTGCTCTAAATTCATCATCACTCATTTCTTCTACTACCATTTTCCATTTTTCAATTTTAAAAGGAAAAATACTAGCGATAGGGGTTCCTTTTTCTAAAATCCAACTTCCTTGTTTTTTAAAAATTACAGGAAAGTTTGTAGGTATGTCATGTCCATAATCTACAATACCAGTTATTATTTGAAATCTATCATCAGGTCTATTAATGGGAGGCATGTAAATTGCACTGTAACCTTTTGGTAAAGTAATAGTCCACGGGTTTAAAATTTTATAAATAGGGTATCCTTTATTTTCTTTTAAAAAGGGACAAGACATTCCACCAACTTGTTCTGGAGGGTGTACTTCATCTCCTCTATTTACATTTATATGATTGGTAAAATTCATCTCTCTTATAATTGGATGAACTTCAATCCAAGTATTAATTTGATTATTATTATTTGGGTTTTCTACGTGAAAGTTTATTTTTTGATCTATAGCACTTTTTAAAATATAACCAGCTAATAAAGAATCTAAAAAAGGTTTACAAGCTTTTATAGTCCTAAGCGATGAATCATTTTTATAAGGCACGTTTTTATACCAGTCTGCTATATTCATTTTAGCAGGTTCTGGATAAATACTTTTATCTGATAAAATTAATTTTTTTGCTTTAAATTTAATTATCTGTTCATTCATTAAAATTCCATCAAAGATAGAATAGATATACCATTATTATCTAATGCGTCAATCCAATTTCTAGCCTCGATAGGAAATGAAAGATTATCTAAGTTAACAGCTTTGAGAGTTGTTAATGTTGTATTCCAAATTGCAGGAGTATTTTCATAGTTGTTAATATATTTTTCCATATTAGAAATGATGTTATTTAATGATTCTTTAACATCTTCTTTTTCTATTGAAATTAAAGCTCTTGGGTTTGTAACTAATTCAGAAACAGCACCTTGGTCTGCTTGCAGCCACTCTTTTACTGCTTTTTTAATATCATTAGCTTGTTGATCTGTTATTTGTTCAGATTGAAAATACCCGTTTTTTATCCAAAAATCTTTAGAAGCATCATCTTCACAAATTTTTGCAAAGTATCCTAAATTATTTTTAATAATGTGTTTTGCCATAATTTTAACTTCCTGCGTTATCTAATAGTACTAAATATCCTGGGTTTCCTGAATTACCATTACCTGGTAAGGGATTAGAGAATCCCCCATTACCTGCAGAATCAAAATACATTGCTGGAGCCACGCCAGATACAGGAGCTCCTGGAGCAGTTCCTGGGTTTCCTGGGTTTCCACCGTTGTATCCTCTTTGTCCACCATTACCACCGTTTGCAACAGCACTTAAAGGTGAAATTCCACTTGCTCCTCCAGTGCCTCCGTTTTGGTTAGCAGGTCTAGGTCTGCCTGCTCCTCCCGCACCAACATTATAGGGATAACCAGTTCCACCTGTTACAGGCACGAAAAAATATCCAAATCCTCCATCACCTCCTGGGCCTCCAGCTATATTAGAACTAAAGTCAGGTGAAGCTCCTCCACCTCCACCGCCTAAAGCGTATACAGATACGTTATTAGCAGCAGGGTTAGCTGTGTAAGTTCCACTTCCAGAAACAGAAGAAAGTTTTAAAATATCAAAACCACCGCCAGCAGAACCACTAGCAGCAGCAGTAATTCTACCTTGAGCATCAACAGTAATGTCAGCAGTTGTGTATGAACCTGCAACTACTGCAGTATTTGATAATTGATCTGGGCCAACAGCATCGTCAGCAATTTTTGCTTGAGTAACTTGAAGTGCACTAATCTTGGACGTAGTAATTGCGTTATCCGCAATTTTGGCTTCAGTTACATTTGCATTTGAAATTTTGGCCGTAGTCACTGCATTGTCAGAAAGTTTTGCAGTAGAAATTGCAGCATCATCAATCTGAGCCTGTGCAATTGTTCCACCTAAAGTGTTCAATGCTATTTCATTTAAACTTGTTCCATCAGAATAAGCAGCAACAATTGCAGCCTCACCTGCAGTGAAACCAGAACCACTTGCAGTTTTGATTGTTAAATTTGTTACACCTGTTACAACAGATAAATCAATAATATAAAATTTTTCAATTCCATCTGGAATAGTTACAGTTGATGCAGTTGTTAAAGTTCCAGTAAACTTTAAAACCATGTTTCTTGCATTTGATTCTGCAGCATCAGACATTGCAAGAGCAACTGTACCACCATCAGAAAGAGCTACTGCTTCGTATCCTGCAATTGCTTGTTGAATTAATTCTAAATTGTTATTTGTTTTTTGACCCCATGTACCAGCGTTTTCGCCAGTGACCATTAGTTCGAGTTTTAAATCTGTTGAATAACTAGATGCCATAAATTTTGTCTCCTAAATAATTATAATTTTACCTTAATCATGCAGCTAAATCAACCTCTGTCCATACATTGGTTACACCCGGATCAATCTCCTGCCATGAGGTAACGTTTGCTTGACCAGCTGAAATAGTAGCCGAAATTCCAGTTGGCTGTATTACTGAAGTTCCAACTACAGTAACCGAACCTACAGATCCTGTCAATTCTATGCCTGTAACACCCACTATTTGAGCAGGTATTTCTTCGGCAGTTCCCAAAGAAGTTGTTAGTTCTTGCCCTGTAACAGGCTCATTTGTAGATTGTTCTAAAGCAATTGTACCAATAGTCGAAGTTAACTCAATTCCTGTTACTGGGACTTCTAGTAATAATCCTGCTTCAGCAGTACCTACAGATACTGTTAACGGACCTGCACTAGTGACAGTAACATTTGCATCAGCTTGGAATGTTAACGTACCAACAAAGCCATCTAACTGATTTTCAGAAGCTAATACAAATATATCTTGGTCAATTTGAAGTGAGAATGAAGGACTTGCAAAAGTAGTTGTAAGTTCTGATCCTGTTACATCTACAGCTACATCAGTAAATGCAGTTTCTTCTCCAATAGATGCTGTTAGTGATATACCGTTTACTGCAACTGAATAATTATCACCCCAAGCAAAACTTCCCCAAGCATCTCTACCCCAACCTTCTCCGGTTAAAGTAGTTTCATCAACTGTGACTGTTCCTATACTTGTAGTAGCTTGTGATCCAGTTACATTTACACCAATACCAATAACTTCTTCTCCAGGAGAGAATGTTAATTCAATACCAGTAACTGATACATCTGCCGATGCACCTGCAACAGCTCCTGCGTTTGTAAATGTGAGTTGTGATCCTGTTACACCAACATCAGCGTTAGCTTGAGTTGTTGATGAACCTATAGAAGTGGTTGCTGATATGCCACTGATTGAGACGGTTTCATTAGAAAGGTCTCCCCATTCTGCTGCTCCCCATGTTTTATTACCCCATCCAGTGGCCATATCATTTTATTTCCTTTAATTACGCAATTCTTAAGATTGCAGCGGAAGTTGTGAATGCAGGGAACTGGATTGTAAATGTTCCAGCTGTTGCAGTTTTGTCTCCACCGAAATCTAACACAGCAACTGCTTCAGTAGTACCTGTACCACCGTCAGTTGTTGTATTGTAAATCAAAGCACCTTTAGCAGTTAGTGTAACACCAGTGAAAGATAAGTTAGCGAAGCTAGTAATAGCGACACCAGAAGATACTTTAACACCTTGGTTAACCAAAGCTTTACCACCCGCAGTGTAACCTGCTGGTGAAGATACTTCAGAAGTTGATGAATAGTTAGTAGTAGATTCTCCTAATGCAGCAGAAGTGTCATACATTGCTAAATTAAATGTATCTCCACCTGCTGAATCAAAATCATGCTCACCAGCTAACAATTGCTTTTTAAATGAATTGCAAATTGCATTAGTTGTAATAGCCATAATTATTCTCCTTTAATTTT